ATCTTGATAAGCGCTTCGCGAGACGCGATCGAGGTGATCCCGAGCTGAGCTACGGACTCTGCCGTCTTGTCGATTTGTTCCGCCGTGAACCCGTTCTGCATGCCCAACTGATGGGACACGCCGGTGACCATCTCCAGGCGGAGCGCCAGGTCGACGGACTTCTCGGCAAAGTTCTTGACGGCGCTGGCGGCTTCCTGGATCTTGCTGGAGAGGATGTTGCCCATCGCGACCTGGAGGGCCAGAGCCGTATCCTTCGGCTTGTTCATGGCCTTATCCATGGCGATGGCCTCGTCCTGCAACCGGCTCATCTCCATGCCGGACCGCTGCAGCGCGTCGCTCATGCCCTTGTCCATGGCGATGGCCTGCTCCTGCATCCCGGCCATCGCCATCCTCGAACGCTGGGCGTTCTCGTTGAATGCTTTGTTCATCTCGTTCGCGCTCGCCTGGAGCCGGTCCATGTCCTCGGCGGCCTTCGCCATCGCCGTGCTTTGGGCGAGCACCCGGAAGTACTCCTCGGTCGTGATCCCGAGGGCCTTGACAGCCTTCTCTGTCAGTTCCCCGGCCTTTGTCAGGTCTTCGAGTTCGTCCCGGTTCTTCTTCACCGCCTCGCGGGTGACACCGAGGGCGTCCTCTAGGCCCCCCATCGCCTTCTCGATCGCGTCGATCGTGGGCGAGGCTTCGTCCAGAAGCTCGAACGCGGCTTGCAGTCGGGCTACTTCGAGACCCATGTGGGGATTACCTCTTGGTGTAACTACGGCAGAGGCGGCAGTCGGCGTGGCCGCCCTTGGGGTGCTGCCTGCGGTGTTCCAGTCGGGCCCTCATCGCCTTGTCCGTGTTCGTTCGAACGGTGTCCATGAGGTCCGAGTTCTTCCAATGCTTCAGCTTCTGCATGTCGCCCATGGCTGCGTCGTACTCGGCCTTCGCTCCCCCGTAGCCCAAGAACTGGACCGCGAGAAGCGAGAGCTGCTCTGGGTCTTCGTCGAGGTCGCGGGCCACGACCGAGGGCAGGACGCCGAACTCCTTGGCGACCCTGGCGATGACCCAGAGCCGGACGACGTCGTAGTCCTCCGGCTCTTCGTCATCGAGGTACTGGTGGAGGGCCCTTAGTCTTTTCCCTTGGCGGCCTCCGCGTCGACCGGGAGGGACATGTCCATGATGGCGTCGAACAGCGCCGCCACCGTCTCCGCGTCGAGGCCGTCGATCGACTCGGGGTTGACCGGCACGGGCTTGCCGTCGATCTTCGCCGTCCAGCTCACGACGCCACCTTGGAGCACGACGTACTTGTCGTAGTCCTCGAACGCCGCCTTGCGGGCCTTCGCCTTCTCCTCGGGGGTCAGCTCGACGGGCTCCGCCGGCTCGACGGCCGGGGCAGGCTCCGCGATGCCGGCGGCCTCCTTGCCCTCGCGGAACGCCTTGATGAGATCGGCGCCAAGCTCACGGATGGACTGGACCTGGTCCGTGCGGCGCGCGACGCGCGCCTTGTCGAGCGAGCGGCCCGACAGCTTCCTCACGACGACCGTGTCGTCGCCGACCTGCACTTCCTTCTGGTACTGCTTGGCGAACATCATCTTCTACTCTCCTTGGCAGCCTGGGCGGGTCCCGCCTATCGGGGCCGTGGCCGGGCTACCGGGTTTCTACTGCTGATCCAACTTCCTCCGAAGCCCGACGGCCAGGCGCATCTCGTCCTGCGCCCTCTTGGCCTCCGGACTTCCTTCCTCCGCCGCGCCGAGCGCCGCGTACAGGTAGCGCTCGACGATTCGGATGGCGCGGCGTGCCTCCGCGAGACGCGCCGCGCCGTTTGCCTCGGCCACTTAGGCGATGTCCAGCTTGACGCCAGCGGCGCCGAGTTCGGCGTGCACGAAGATGACCGCGGACTCCTGGCTGCCCAACGACGGCGACGGCGAGGAGCTGCCCGACGGGCTGGACGACTTGCTGTGCGACGGGGTCGACGACGGGCTCGCGGACGCCGACGGTGACGCGGAGGCCGAGGGGCTGCCGGACGCCGACGCCGACGGGCTCACCGAGGCCGAGGACGACGGCGACGCGGAGGCCGAGGACGAGGCTGACAGCGAGGACGACGGCGACGCGGAGGCCGAGGACGAGGCCGACCGCGAGGACGACGGCGACGCGGAGGCCGACGGGCTCGTCGAGGCGCCCTCCCACGTCCAGCTGATGGCCCGGAACCGGCGCATGTTCGTGACCGCGACCCTCTCTGCCGAACCCGGCTCTGTGAAGAGGCCTGAAGTCCCGACGGTAGACCAGTTCAACGAGTCCATCGATGATCGGACCAGGACACGCAGCCCGGCGTGGTCCCCGAGGATCAGATCCGGGACGTGGATGTCCGCGAACGAGGTATCGAGCCAGACTCGTGCTACCTTGCCGCCCGTGCCGCCGACCGTAACGTCGAAGTTGGTTGTGAACGTGGTCGGGGACGGCACCGTCACGACCGTCGCCGAGTCGTGCGGGGCCGTGTTGATGTCCGGGGTCGAGCCGACATGCCCCGCGAAGAACACCTCGTCGCCAGGCAGGAGGCCGTGTGCGATCGACGTGGTGATGACGTCGCTCGCGTCTGACGAGACGACGGCGATCGCCCGCATGCGTCGCACGGTCCCGCCGGTCCCGCCGACCGAGATGTTCGAGATCGTGAACGTGTGGGCCGAGGGGACGCTCACGACGCGCGCGCCGGCCGAGCCGTCTACTCCGTTGAGCGGCGGGGTCGCGCCGGAGTGGCCAGAGATGAACGCGAAGTCCCCGACCTTGAGACCGTGCACCGTGCGCGTGGTGATGACGCCCGGGCCGCCCACGGCCGACGTGAGGATGTCGACCGCCGGGTCCGGGAACATCGCGTCCGCAGGAGTCGCCTCGTTGTCGCCGTTCGCCGTGACCTCGCCCAGGCCGTGGAGCACGTGACCGAAGATCCGCTTGCTGTTGATGGAGTGCTCGGCCATTCCGACCGTCAGGCCGTCGCGCTTCGCGCCGCGGTTGAACTTGGTCACGTAGGTTCCGTTCAGGATCGTCGTGCCGGCTCCGACGTCGTCCCCGGAGAACGCGACGGCCACGAGCTGCGGCGCGGTGTTCGGACTCTGCGGCGGAGTGACCGGCTCCATGTACGCTTGGAGCATGCCGACCGCGCGATCGTCGTACAGACCCTCGCCCGTGTTGAACATGAACTTGCCGATGCCGATCGGCGTGTTCTCTTCGAACGAGTCACCGAAGGTGTGCGTCTCTTCGATGATGTTCTCCTCCTCGATGCTCATCTGGTAGCTGTCGCCGGATACGTCGATCCCGCCCACGAGGAAGCGGATGCTGGAGGGGGTAGAAAGTGCCATCTGGGTCTCCTTTAGTCGTCTGTCCGGTCGGGCAGCGCGCCGCGTCCGTGTTCGTGCTCATACCCGCAGTGGCAGACGATCCGCCAGTTGCGTCCGAAGCCTGTTACTACGAGTCTGTCCGCCAAGCTCCCGCAAGCGGGGCAGGGATCCTTCTTCTTGGGCGGGTTCAGCTCCGCCTCCGTGTACGGCTTGCCGTCCGCGGCGAGGATCACGGTGCCACCTCGGTGTCGCAGATGAAGTTGACGGCCCAGATGCAGCGCTGGTTCCCGTCGCGCTCCAGTAGGAACGGGGTCTGGTTCGCCGTGATGAGGTTGAAGTTCGTCGACCCGATCACCACGTCCTGCACCTTGACCAAGTCCTCGAAGATCGTCTGGATCATCGCGTGCGGCCCGTCGTAGTCCGTCGCAGCTCCCCGTACCTTAACCTGCAAGCCTGGGTTCACGTACTGCAGTCCGGGGCGACCGAACCCGAGGTTCGGCGGGTTCCCGGCGTACTCGAACAGGCAGATCACCGCGTCCGGGGTCGGGGGCATCTCGCCGCGGCGGATCGTCGTCCAGGCCCCGAGGCTCAGGGTCTGGATCCGCGTCTTGATGTCCGCGAGCAGTGTGGTCGGCATCTCAGTCCCTCACCCTCACGATCACTTCTCCGGTAGGCTCGTACGATTCCCAGATGTCTCCGGGCTGGTCGTTCCGTCGCAGCACTTGCTCGACCTCGACCACACGATCCCCGGCCTCGGTCAGGACGGCGTCGAGTTCGACTCCGTGGTGCGTCAGTATTTCTCGCATCAGCTCACTCGCGCTGCGACGCGGGCCGCGAAGCCCGGCGCCGCCTTCCGCATGGCGTTCTCCAGGAACTTCGGCCCGCCCGACGTGAACTTCACGGGGTCACCGTCCGCCTCCGTCTTGACCCAGCTGTACGGCGAGTGCTCCGAGAGGTGCTCGTGGACCGCGAGGGCGTAGGCCTCCGCCGCCCCGCCGACCTCGATCCGGACCTCGATCTTGTCCCCGTCACGTTCGAAGACCACCTCGTGGCTCGCCTTCAGAACGCCGTCGTCGACGGGGCAGTTGTCCATGGAGTCGCCCTTCACCAGCTCCATCTCCTCGACGGCGGCCCGCCCGAGCTTCCCCATAAGGATCTCGCGGTGCTTTTCCAGCGCCGCGCGCAGTCCGTCGAGACCCTTGATGTTCGCCATCTTAGATTGCGACCTCCTTGATATACTCCGCGTTCGTGTTCGGGTCGACGATGCTGCCCGCCCGCTGGAGCGGCGAGCCGCTCGTCCCGTCGGGCAGCACGAACTTGTCCAGCACGCTGATGACCGTCGGCCGCGGGAAGGTGAGCTGCGTGCTGGACGTCACGTCGCGGCCCTCCTTGTCCCTCGCCTGCACCCGGTTGTGCTCGACCACGCACCGGACGGAGCGCGGCGTGCCCCACGTGACTTTCCCGGAGTCGTCCACC